CCTGTAATATCTCCAGTTGTAGGAGTTTCAAAAGTAACAGCTCCAGAACCATCAGTTGTTAAAACTTGATTTGCAGATCCATCTGATGTTGGAAGTGTATAAGCTGAAAGAACAAAGTTTGATCCATTTCCTTGAATAATTTTTCCAGAAGTTGTTGATAATCCGGCTACGTCTTGAAGTTGAGCATCTAATCTTGCGTTTGCAACAGTACCTGAAAGCTGTGAAGCATTTATTGTTTTATTGGTTAATGTATCGGTAGAACTAGCTGTAATCGCCCCTATATCAGACAGAACTTCGGAAGTGCTTCTACTCTCTAAACCATTAGAAGTGAAACGAGCGTATTCATCATCAGCAACTGAAGAGCTGTCTATTTTTACTGCGTTAGTATTTGATATTCCAAATGTTAATGAAGCTTGACCACCTATATCTGAAAGCACTTCACTTGAAGAACGTCCTTCAATTGCTGTACCATCTACTCTTAAGAAATCATTGTCTGCTACACCAGAAGTAAATTTAGGTACGTTTGTATTTGATATACCTGTATCTAGTACAGCAGCTGTTCCTAACCCTAATGATGTTCTAGCTGTAGCTCCATTTTCTGCTACAAAATTAGACCCGTCTCCAACAATAATATTACCATCAGTAACAGCTAGTCCTGCAACGTCTTGTAGTTGTGCATCTAGCCTTGCGTTTGGAACCGTGCCTGAAGCTAGGTTACTTGCATTTAAATTTGTTAACGCTGATCCATTGTTTGCTACAATGTTTCCGCTAGCGTCTAGTATAACTGCTTTGGATGCAGGAAGAGTACAAAAAACATCTTTAGTTCCTGCAGAAAAATCTACTGCAGAGTCACTATTTGATGATGAAAAAATTGTAGTTCTAGATAAAGTATCGGGAGAAGCATCAGTAACAGTCCCAAGACCAACCTCAAACTCACCGTTTGCATTTACTATTGAGTAGTAGGTTGTATTAGAATTACCAATACCTGCAACAAATGTTTCAAAACCTGAAACTGCTCCTGCTAAAGATAAAGTTCCTGTACCAGTAGTAGTTGAGGTTTCCCTTACCCTGTCATTTACAACCAATGCCATTTAAGCCTCCTATTAACCAGAGATTCTTAATATAGCTGCTGAAGTCGTTGCTGCTGGGAATTGTACTGTAAAAGTTCCCGATGTAGCTGTTTTATCTCCTCCAAAATCTAAAACTGCAACTGCTGCATTAGTAACTGCAGAAGATGTGTTATAAATTAATGCACCTCTAGCCGTCAACGTTACACCTGTAAATGATAAATCTGCAAAATCGACAAATGCAACACCTTTACCAGTTCCTGTACCAATGTTTGTACTTTGACCTGTTAATGTACCACCACCAGCTGTGTAGTCACCGCTGTTACCAACTTCATTTGTAGAAGAGTATGCAGTAGTTGTTGAGTTAAGAGTAGCTGAAGAAGTATAAAGAGCTAGTTTAAAAACATCACCACCAGATGATTTAAAGTTCACATCACCTTCCAGTAATTGTTTTTTAAAAGCATTTGCAATCGCTTGTGTTATAGCCATAGTTTATCTCCTATTTTTTTCTATTCGAGGAACACCCATTAGGTATTCATCTTGTCTTCGTCTTCCCATTTGTTCAACTGAGAATCCTTTGACCGCCTCAGCATATTTTTTATCATATAACTGAATCATGTCAACGGGTCCTTTTAAAAATCCGTAAGCCTCGACTAGGCATGCATACAAAAGACCATTGGGAAAATTTTGGCTTATATATGTTGTAGTATTTGTACTAGATAAACCAGCATCTTTCAAGATATAGTTTAATTGAATTGTGTAAGTAGCATTAGGTGTAGGAGCAACCACTATGTTTTGTTCATCCCATAAGCTATAATATTTTGGAACTCCGGTATTTTCTTTAGGGTTAAATTCAGACATAAAACTAGTATCCCTGTACTGTAAAAAATCTCTGTTATTAGCTGAAGCAGTTCCGTCAGAGTCTACTATTTGAGCAGATCTAACAACCAATAAACCAGCTGGTCTACCAATAAATCTTTGGCCAGCAATTAATTTAGCAGTATCGTATCTTCTATTATTATCAGAATCTACTTCTCTAAAAATTCTAAACTCTGCATCTTCAATAAATCCATTTACAATACTAGAAGTTAAGACATTAGCATCAACTTCTGTATAGTTTCTAATTTTATCTACTAATTCTGAGTATGTCATTATGGTGTTAGTGTAACCGGACCAACCGATATACTTCCTCCTCCTATTTTTTCAGTTGCAGTTGCCGTACCTGAAGCTGTAAATGTGTAATTATTAACATCTGTGACTGTAATTGTAAATCCTGTAGAAACATTAATGTCTGCAGCAGTTATACCTGCACCTGCTTCTCCACTCCTAAACCTAACTACATCACCCGTAGACCTGCCATGATTATCTTCAAATACAGATATTGTTGTAGATCCACTTGTAGCAGACAAAGGATTTAACGTTAGTATTCTTGCAACTGCAGGTTCTGTTCTTGCAGGTCTTGCATTTAATAAACCTTGTGGGTCTGCGCTGTGTGGTTTTGGTTCTAGTTGAGGATGTTTAGGTTCAAACTCTGATATATGAACTCTTGCACCGTTCCATTCTATTACCATTTCGGAATATGGAAAAGCCATACCTGATCTATCTGATATAAATTGTGCGTATTTACCTGAAGAAAGATTTGACATTAAGACTCCGGATAATAAACTTTAGGACTAATATAAGTACTTGATGATGAGCCGTCCTCTTGTAAAGCTCTTTGTAATTCATCTTCATACAACATCTTTAGCATTTGAACTCTGTCTGGTGCGTTTTTAATTGCAAGGTAGTAAGCTAATCCTGCAGTCATACATGGAACAAATCTATATGGAACATCTGTTGCATTAGTGTAATCACCAACATCTTGTATTCTTTTTACATAATAGTAGTTTAAAAAATTACCTGCTTCAGTAGATCCAGGTGTTAAGTATAAAGTAATTGTAACTTTATCTATAAATCTTTGAACAAAATATTGTGATGGAGTTCCAGTAGAAGTTTTATTTGATAATGCTTGATATTGTGATCTATTTATTTTTGTAAGTGGTGTATCTACATTAGAGTTTCTGTACGATGCCTCTAATATATCATCAACTCCATAAACAGCCGTAGCGCTTGAAGTACCATCAGAAGTAGATCTAAACATTGTGTATTCAGCTTGACCATCAACTAACGTAATATTGTTGTTTGCAACTTCCCAATAATGCAAACCTCTGTTTGCCCACTCTTGAAATAAAATATTAAGAGATCTTCTTGCAGATTTTAAATGATAACCAGAAAGACTTTGCATACCAAGTCTTTCATAAGCTTCTTCAATTATATCATCGACAGAAAAAGTCTTATCAAAGGTTGTAGTTCCGGAAGTAGTGTTAGCCATTTACTCTCCTATTTGTCTATAATAACAGTAACGGTAGCATTTGATATAGCAGATATTGTCATTCCACCATCAAATACAATTCCATCTTCTGCAAGATTATAAGCAAATACATCTCCTGCTGGCACGTCTACTTGAAACTGTGTTACTGAGTTTCCATCTTGTAGAGTAACCGAACCTGCAGAACCAGAGGATGCTAAAATAATTCCTCTTAATCTTGTTCTTCCTGCGAATACAGAACCTGTTCCTGTTTTTCTAACTGCTTTTACGTCTGACTTCATTAGCCTGTGTATCCTATTGTTACTGAGTCTGTAGTAGTTAAATCTAAATAGACTCCATTTTTAAATCTTATACCAGAACCAGGAATCATTATATCTAAACCTTCAGAACTAAATTTAGCTTGAAACTCTAAGGATCCACCTGTTCCAGTTCCATCATGTAGTTTTACTAAACAGTTAGTGCCACCGTGAGCTTGTATATAAGTTACTCTGCATGGTCCTAAATTTGTGCTACCACCAGTGATAGTTTTAAAATTACCATCTGCTGTTAGTGTTGTAAACTTTTGGTCGCTTATAAATGATCCGCCGCCTGCCATAATTATTCTCCGTTAAATTGATGTGGGGCCGAAGCCCCACAAAATTATTTATTACGACTCTTTAGCAAAAGTTCCTCTAACTTCAGTAACTTGCCATGCAGTAGTTCCATCTAATGATGCAATTACAACGAAGTCACCTTGTTTAGAAGTTGCTTTTGTGTTGATTAAGTCTTTGTCATCTGTTGAAGAACCAGCATATGTGATTCCATCAGAAGCATTTGGACTGATTGTTAGAGCGTTTGTTCCGTCAGGTGCATTGTTTGCAAACTTAAATGAGTATCCAACTGCGATTGCAGGTAATGTGAATACAACACCGTCTGTTTCAGAAACAAAAGTTTTTCCTG